GCACTCTAACAATCCATTTAATATGCATATATCTATGAATTTCTATAAGTTCTTTTAACTTATAAGTAGGCACCCATAAAGCTTCAAGGATTACAATGTCAGGTTTAAATTTATGTATTTCTTTATCTATACCATTAGAATCAACAACGGTAGCAACCTTACATTCATATCCTTCATGTTCCAAAAACTGTGCAATATGCATTGATGAATTTATCAACCCATAGGAAGTCTTTGAATAGCTATAAAATCTCTCTTTTAAAACAAATAATACTTTTTTCATTTTTATCTTATTGATGTACGATATTTCAAACCTACATTTTCAACAACAAACCTACGTGTAGTCCCATTGTTATGATAAGTAAAATATACAATCAAGTACTTATCTTTCATACGTTCTTTATACAGAGTTGTTGCAGGATTTGCATAAATATCTGTGAATATGTTAGGATTATTACTAATATTACTACTTACTATGTTACGTGGTACAAATGTAGTCCAACTACGTTCCCTACGTTCTAAGTTAACTTTAGGAGTAAGAATAACTTCACCTGTATTTTGGTAATCATTATAACATTGAATTGAATCAAATGTATTTTCAAATGTGTCAATTGCACTCGCCCTTAATGTAGGAGTTGTAATTGTTGATGAATACGCATTTGATAAAAAGAATATATTATCAAATACTTTAGTACTTTCATATTCAGGATTAAATAATATTTCTAATGTTGAATCTACATAATTAGCAATATTACCATTAGTTAATCCATAAAAATAACATCTATCCCATATATTACTATCATGTAAAAATATATACTCTAAGTTTACATCCTCAGAATAATCTGAACTTGTTGTAGTCATATACCTATGTTTATATGGTATATATATAGTAGGAATAAAAGAATAGAATGCTACGAAAGCATCTATCAATTCACTAAATGATAATGTAAACCCATCAGTTTCCCCATTTTTATAAAAGGTAAATAATACTTCATCATTGTGAATATCTGAATGAGCTATAGACTTATGTTCATCATCTAAAGAAGATGTCATATATGATTGTATTGATTTAGTCTTAGTTAAATTAGCTAATTGATTAGCATGTTTGTACAAAGACTTTGATAATCTATCAAACCAATATACACCCAAACTAGAGCTAACTATACTAAACTTATCTTTACATCCCACATAATTAGATATATAATCATATCTATCTAATACTCCACCTGTACCTAATACTAATTGAGAACTATTATTATCTTGTATTAAACTCCTAGTATTAACAGAAACTATACCTACGGCTTTATCTTGCCAGTAATATACTTTGTTATCAAAGGTATGTATGGCATTGACTGGGCCATATAAAGAATCAACTTCTATAAATTCATTAAGACCAAATTTAGTCCAAGAATCAGAATACTCACCATTGGTCTTTATATTAGAAGCTTTGATCATGCAATCAAATGTATCTTCATTAGGTGTATCAAACATAGTAGATATACCATTTTGTGCACTAGACTGTTGAGAATATACTGTATTATATAAATATAAATCTAACTCTTGTTCATACAAAATAGTTATTGGACCTTGAATCATAGTGTGAGTACCTGCATATTCTTGTCTCAAAGCTGCAAGATTGATACCAGCTGTTACGTGTGTAGAACTTGTATCATGTCTTAAACTGACGTTAATTGAACTTTCAAGAGGTACATACACTGTTTCAGACATTGAATCATCAAACTGAGCAGCGCTTAAATCATATAACAATGTTGATACATCAAAATAATTTATAAAGGTATCTCCATATGGTATTTCTATAATAGTAGGAGATAAAATTGAATCAATTATATCTGTAGAATATATTATATCCGAACAAGGTATAGTAGTATTTAATGTACGAGACTCAAATGTATTACCTCCATATTGAGAATTAAATATATTAGACTTATAATTCACTATACAATAATGTTCACCTTCTATACCAAAAGCTATATCGTCATAATTAATAAGTAATCCTGTAGATCCTTTAGTCCATGTACCATTAGAATTATAATTTATATATCTTCTACCATTTAATATTGTTATTTCTGAAGCATCTAAGGAAGAAGCAGGACTAACTGATACAGCTCCAGATATAGTAGATTTTAATACACCACTAGAAATTAAAGTATTACCTGTTAACTTATGTATATTTTTAATCATACTAGCCTGATTGTAATTATTAGTATGCCAAACATCAAACTTAGTAACATATTCTACATAATCATTACCTCTATAAGATATATTTTTTGTAATGTTTATTTCTGGAGATACTAATTTAATTAATTCTACTCCATCTGTAGATAGATTATTAGTACTAACAGTAGCAGGATAATATCCACCGCCTCCTCCATCTCTAGTTGGTATAACTAATCCTTGTGTTACTACAGATCTATCTTCCCTATCTCTTTTAACTCTATGTATACGAGCCCATGCAGCATCAGTAGGAAAGTTCTTAAAACTTATAGTAGGAAATAATCTATATGTTAATACAGCACCTATAATAGTATTAGGATCTGCTAATACCTCATATCCAGAATCATGCAAACTAGGCATACGTAAATCACATATCCATTTAGGATCTGCTACTTGGCCTCTATTGTTACCAAATTGTATAAATAATCTATATACTTCATCTCTTTGCCAGCTAAGTTTATCACCTTTCCAAGGACTAGCAAAATCTTTATATGACAAATCAATAGAATCTGTAGGTGGAGATGTAAAGAATAGTGAGTCATTGCCTGATTCATCTAACATTACAGGTGCAGTATTAAAGCCTATTTTAATATTAGGTCCTTCTGCACCAAGTGTTGAACCATTAGATTGATACCTAAATAAATGATTTGCATCCCCATCGTTATTTGTATTATTAAATGTATTTATTCCATCATGTGTTGGTAGATAAGTAGACCATCCACTTGTATTCCAACCTGCTAAATTATCCGTTATTGGTTTTGTAATACTTACAGGATCTTCTGTAGAATCTAATAGATAGGCATATGGTGTAGCATCTGCATGAAACCTAACAGCCCTTGTCTCAAAATCTTCAATACTTTGATTAGATCTAAAATCTAATTTTTTAATATTAGCTGCAAATAATCTATTATCCTTAGTTGTTATATCTTCACATACAAATAATTCAGTAGACGATATGTTAAATTCATCTAATGTTAGAGAAGTAATAGTATCACCAACATCAATTACACTAATAGTATCTGGATATGAATTTATTTCTATTTCATTACATACTGTAATTGTTGGTATAGCATTTAAAGTTGCATAATGTATTCTAACTAATCTTAATCTATTATACCCTTCATTCTGATTATCTATACTTAATTTAACACCTTTACCTGTTTCAATGCTTTCAGCATCTCCTTTATATACAAGAGTACTTAGACCAAAATCATTTGCTGTAACAATATGAATCATTGCACTAGCTGGAGAAAATGCTGTCTCAGCACCATTAACTTTATACAATTGATAAGAATATTGAACCATACCACTCATCAAATGACCACCGACTATATCTTTTAATTTAGGAGTAGTAGGTATAAACTCAGGTAAAAATTCAAACATATAAGTAGCCATATAACTACTTATTGGATAAACTTCCCCTGTTAGAGTTAAATTCTTACCTATGTCAATATATCTTAAACTGTTATACCCATCTGTAAAATATACTTTTTGAATGTTAGGAGTTTCATATCTAGATATTGCTTTGATTGGATATGCTGTACTAAAGTTTAATTTACTTCCATCTGTACTTAAACTATCATCATATATAACAACAGGTGTAGTACCAACCTCAGTTTCTAAATCAATAGTAAATTTATATATCATAGATTTACCTGATTCATTTTCTGGAGTTGTAGTTACATTACTAGTAGTAAATAAAACTATAGTATCCCTAATTTCACTAGAACCTATTATAAATTGACCAGCTGCAATAGCATTTGTACTTATCAATTTATTACCTTTGATAGTTTCCAAGGAACCTGTGGTAGCACCTGTAGTAGTGATAATTCTAAAATTTTTAGCATCTAAATAAGAAGTGTTAGGAATCATGGACTTACTAGAATCCTTATTCATTGCTTTTGTGAAACCGTTGGTTATAACTTTATTCATTAGTTAGAATCGTTTATTATTTGTCTTTGACCTAATGTTACATAAGCATTTTGATGTTCATTAATTTCAGGTACAAGTCTAAGCCATACATTCTTTATACTTTCCATTTGATCTTTATTAGGTAATAAAGCATTACCATATGCTTGTTTACAATAGAAGTTCCATGAACGTCTAGCATCATAGTATACTGCATCCCTAACTTGACCATTAGCCCATTGTGGATATAATAATTTAGTTACTATATACCAATATATTGCTTCTATATAACTAACATTATCTGGTATCATTGGGTAACCTTCTTTATCTGTAGGTACTGCTTGATATGCTAGCATTATAAAACCATTTGCTATATTAGTTTTTATATAACCTGGTTTAATAAGATAAGTTAAATCAGATGTATAACTCATCTCCCCACCTATTTTTTGATCTATTTTAGTATTTTGTAAAGCTAATATGCCATTCAATTTAGCTCTCCTTAGTGGATCTGTGTTTATACTTTCTAATGCAGCTTCATAACTTAAGTCATAAAGTGTCATACATAGCATTATTATATTAGCATTAACTGTTATATCAACTGGACTATTACTATCTGTTACATCTACTCCACTATCAAAACTACCAGTAGCATATCTCATAGGATAAAATGGACCATATATAGATGGAGAATAACCAACTTGAACCATAGTATGAAAATCACATGGCAGCTTTGTTTGATAATTAGATACAACAAGTAAAGGTATATCATCTTTACCACATACTCTAGTTTCAAGACTAGGGAAACCTCCTATTTTTTCAAGTGCTTCACCAGACCATTCTATCATATCTGATATTCTATGATCACCTTCTTGAAGATTAAAATCACTAAATACTTTAGCAATTACTCTTTTTACACTTGTTAAATTATAAACCATTTTATTTTAAATATTACTTGCGTTAGTGGCTAATGCACTAAAATTAAACATTGGTATAACTAAGTTAGTCATGAATTTTATATCAGAACCATTTAATATTACTGAACCTGGCATTGCTGCTGTCTGTGCTCTATAAGAACCAGCTCCTTGCCATGCAGCATTAGCTGAAGCATAGTTAGATGCTTGTGATACTGTACCCCATTTAACATAAGCAGCTTGTGCCAATGATTGATAATGATGACTAACCCTTACGTTGAATGATGCTGTACCAGTACCTTGTGTTGATTTAATACCAAATCCTAACCAGTATCTTCCTGGACTAAAGGAACTTGATACAGGCATTTGCCATGCTCTTAGTCCTTGTAAACTATCTCTACCATACACTGTTTGAGTACTAGCAGCATTAGCTTGATTATATGTACTATAAGATACATTGACAGAATCAGCAAAACCATTAGGGTGAATTATAGAATATGAAGTTGGGCATAAATTCCAACCAGCATAAGCTTCGTCAGACCATATAGAACTCATTACTGATGAATTAGCTCCAGCAGCTCTAGTATAAATACCAGCCATATAAGTTAATGTGCCTGTTATAGTACTAGCAGTACTAGATGTAACCCCCATAGAATTAAAGAAATTTATACGGTCTACTGTAATATTATTCTCTAAATCAAAAGGTATAAAATAAACACTTGACTGTCCATATATACTACTATTATTTGTAATAGCAGCAATGTATGCAAATGGCATATACTCTTCAAATATAGCAGGTGCTGCTCCACCAGCATTTACAGATGCTCCTATTGTAGTTGTAGAACCTCCTACTGTACTTGCCCATGTTACCCCGTTACCATCTTGAAATATTACTGAAGCAGGACCATTAGCTGTAGCACCTACTATGGATATAACTGAACCAGCTTGTGACAAAGTGATATTACTACCACCTGCAATTAACATAGTTCCTGATGTAATATTAGAATAACCTGCACCAGCACTTGTTGAGTTACCGCCTATGCTAGCTGCTATACCACCTCCACCACCAGGAGCTGCTGCACTTAATGATAATGTAAAACCATTAGAAGCACTTGCTGTAGTACCTGATAAGTTTGTAAGGTTTAATGTTGGGTTACCATGACTATGATTACTTGCTGCTGCAGTTGTAAGAAATCCTGCTGTTTGACCTGTGTTTATAAACGACGCAGAGAACTGACTAGTGGCTGAATATAAAGCCTGGTTACTAGCCATTGCAGTAGTTAAGAACTTACTAGACAATACAGAAGTTTGGTATGCTGTACTATTCCCAATTGCTATGAAATCACTACCTGCATTGGAAGCCATAGCTGTTGTTAAATAGGCTCCAACTGGTTGGGCAGTCGTTAAGAATTTAGTTGACAATACACTAGTTGCCCATTGAGTGCTGTTTGCTATTGGCAATAATAAACTACTATTAGCTGTAGCGAATGCGTTTGAAGTTATGTTGCTTGTAGCACTAGTATGTTGTAGCAGTGACGACTGTGAAGTATTTAAAGCATTCGCTGTTACTGCGCTAGTCGCTGAGGTATGCTGAAACAAACTGGATTGAGAAGTACTTACATATAGGCTAGTATTCTGTGACTGCATAGCCGTTGTCAAGTATGCACCTGGTGCCTGAGCAGTTGTTAAATATTGGGAATGACTATGATCACCAGCTACAGCAGTCCCCATAGATACACTAGCTGTCATAACACTATTAGCACCTAAGCCAAAAGTAACACCGTTACTATTTTGAAAGTTTACAGTACCACCTGTAATAAGTACACTACCTGCACTAATAGCTGCACCTGCACCGTCTTCCCCTTTAGGACCAGGATAGCCAAGTAGACTATATCTTTTACCTTTTGTGATCATTTATATTTTTGTTAAGACTGAAACCATCGCAACTAAATTCTACCTTCTTCAGTCAATACCAACTGTGCCAATGTCATATTTGCAATTGCTACCTTTAAATGAAGGAAGTCAGGAGCGTGTTGGTCTATGTCAGCCGTTGCTGAATAGAACATATAAACTTTGCCATTAACTTCTATTAAATGTATATCAGCAACTTGACCAAGGCTGATGCCAACTCCTTCATCAGATGTTTTTCTTGTAAATACGTAATTAACCGTATCTTTTACCCATGTAATTAAGTCCGTTGATTTGTATCTATAAAAAAGATCAGTCGGCCTATCTACTGTTGTATCGGTTCCATGCCCCCACAAATAAAACGTTGAACCTGATTTTATTACCTGTGGCCCTCCTCGCATTCCTGCAAATTGCAAATTCAAAGTAGTTGTTCCGTACTTAGTCCACGTTCTCAGGTCTGGTGACGTTGCGAGTCCTGTTTTCCATAGTACTCCATCACTAGCCTCATAAAACATATAGTACGTACCTGCATTATAAATAATGTTTTTATTAGCAATCTGGGAATAATCCCATCCAGCCGTAGCCTTTGCAAGCAATACATTTGCAGTATCCAATGTAAGATTAACCCCATCGCTGGAAGTATAGAGGTCGAAGGCTTTCATTGTTGTCCCGTTTGCTACGATGAAATAATAAACTCCTGAGACTTTAATTAAATCAGGACAACGACATGGTGCAATTAGTGGAGTTGCATATTTAGACCAAGAATCAGGTAATCCTGTTAATGATTCAGCATAACATAAGGAAACAGATCCTCCGTTTCCGTTTGTATACCACATTTTAAATACATTAGTTGCGCCTGTTAGAATCTGAGGATTACCCTCATATAAAATTGTTGATTCACACGCGCCAGCTAAATTTCCGCTTACCAACCCCGTTAATACCGTACCTTGTGACAACCATACAGGAGAGGGGTCAGCCTGAATTGTATAATTGGGAAAATTAGCTATATAGTCATTTGACGATAAAGATACATTGTCAAAAATAAGCGTATTACTCCAAGTGGGAAAATTCTGTTCATTTGAAAGTACGGCATAGTATGGGCCTGAAATTGAAAACGTCTGAGTTGTGCCTATTTGCGTCCATTGCCCAGCCAAACCACCGTCAACATGGGTAAATACCTCCCAATAGAAAAATTTCACATTCGTTCCGTCTGTCCATATTTTTACATCCTTATCTTTTGAAACGGTACTTCCAAACTGGTATCTCTGGACACCCCCTGTATAGACATAAAGCTGATAGGTATTGCCCGGAGAAATAACTGTTCTGTCCCCTATATAAGCATAATTAGTTGAGTCTTTATATAAATATAATCCAGCAACTGCTTCTCCTGCATAAGTTCCTGACCATGTAACATGACTTTGAACAACTGCAACGCCTCCGTTTGCAACAGTAGCAATAGACTTAACATTGTTCCTGAACATTGCAGTATTAGAACCTGTATTTGCTATGTTCAGTGTACCATTCTGCGTAATTACGCTATCTGGATTGGTAATTGTCCATTTATTTGTATCAATAGTGCTGCCTGTAAAATCATCAGTAAACGCAACATTTGTGATTTGACTTCTAATCGGAGTACAGTAAGGTGCATAGTTAGTCCCTTTATATAGCCTTGCCCTCCAAAAATAAACTACCCCTGCTGTTAATCCTGTCGCATCGAAAGTCGTATTGACTGAAGTCCCTTTGACAGTCCATGTCGCACCACTATCTATTGAATACTCAAGAGATGTACCTTCTTGTCCTGTACCCACAATTCCCAATGTTATCCTTTGTGAAGTATTTGTAAGAAAAACAGCCGACATTTCAGAAATATATCGTGCATTCCAGTAACTATCTAACGATTCTACTGGTTCATCTCTCTTATCTGTCTCCCAACGTAACAAATGATATTCATTACTACCAACGGTATGACTAGTTGTCATTCGTTCGCCACGTCTTTCTATAACTCTATTATATCTGCCAGCCATTTTAATTAATTTTATTCAAAATAGTCACACTGATTCTTTTTTATAATTTGAGCCAATTCTCTTTTTAAAGATCTACTTGGTACAAATTTATAATAGTATAAATTAGGTACTGCTGTATTTTGTTTTGACCAATAAAACCTATACACAAAACCACGTGAATGAGTATTCAAGTGGTATATCTGTTTGTTATATTTTACGCTTTCTACCCAATTTATGCCAAACCTATTTAAATGTTCAATATCTATCTTTCTCTTTATAATCCTTAGTACCCCTAATCTAAATGGGAACTTATATTCAGTACCTTTATATAATACATCATCTAGTATCTTCTGATAATAAGTTACTATAATACTTTTGAATACTTTAAAATCTACTTTATATAAATCATTATCTCCTAAAGAAGATAAGTAATATTTATAAATATCTTTTAAGTTGTGTAAGTTTTGTATCTTGTTAGGGCCTCTCGAGAAAAACATCTTCTATTTTTTTACTTAAATATTCTTTTGCTTTATCTAATAATTCTATATTGTCTTCAAAACCACCTATAGATAAATTACACTTGATACATAATAACCCACGTATTTTACCAGTTACATGATCGTGGTCAACAGACAAGCTTTTACTAAATTCACTTTCATGTTTACCACATATAGCGCAACAACCATTTTGTTTTAAAAATATTAAATTATATTCTTCAATTGTAATACCATAATACTTTTTTAAAAATTCATTTTTTATAATAGGCTTATGTGCTGTTCTATTAATTATAGATCTACATATCTTACAACGGGAATCCCTATAATACTCTTTACCTCCTGATTTATGAAATTCAGATCTACTTTTAGTAATTCCACATCCAATACATTTCTTAACTAAAATTTTATCTCCTTTTACTGATGCTCCCATTATAAAATATTGTTAGGACCACGGCTAAAGAACATTATTTAGTTGTATAGGATTATTTATATCATTGTTAGTTACATCAGTAGGTGCAACTGCTTCGATTTTAAGTTCCTTCTGTAGTATCATTGCTTTTAAATCAGGCAACATATTTATTGGTATAGGATATTTTGAATCTAAATCAAAATAAGGTTGATTGGTTATTGGATTAACAAACCTACCAACTTCTGATGGTACTTCAAATATCCCCCGTACTTTGATATACTCTAATGGAAAATCATTAATAACATATAATTGTTGATTCCTTAAAAAACAAAGTCTGTCATTTAATGTGTATTTCTTATACTGCTGCCACCTAACCCTACCTTCTGGAACAAGTTGTATCTCTTCGTCCATAGGTGTACCTATGTACATAAAACCAGAATTAAAATTTAAATCAATTGTATTAGGAAGTTTTAATACAGTTCGTTTAATACGTGTATTAGATTTATCTCTATCATTAATGATATCATCTCCCTCTACTTCTGTTTCTTCTAATCTCAAATGATTAATCTCTTGTATATAATCAGGATTAGGTTTCTTACCTTTATCAAGATCTCTCTTTAATAATACAGCTCTATATTGATGAACCCAATCTTCTATCTGCCTAATAGATATAGTTTCACTAGAAGATATATTAGATGCTCTAATAATCTTTAGTAAGTCATTTGTAATTGTACGCAAGGTTGTAAAAGTTACCATATTTAATTATTTTTTATTATGTATTCAAATGCGTTTCTAAGTAATTCTGTGGATTCCATAAAATAACCTAATCCTCTATTGCAATTACCACACAGTAGACCTTTTATTTTTCCAGTCACATGATCATGATCAACAGATAGGCTTTTACTAAATTGACTTTGATGCTTACCACATATTGCACAACAACCTTTTTGATTTTCAAATAACTCGTTGTACTGATCTAAAGAAATTTTATACCAATAATTTAAATGAACATTACGTATTACTTTTGGATTTTCTTTTCTATATTTTAAACTTCTCTTACAATCGCATATTTTACATACGGAAGCTTTACCACTATATGAATATTTAAATTTATAAAAATCAGATAAAGGTTTAGTTAATCCACATTTACTACAAGTTTTAAATTCTGGTATAATTCGTTTGGTATATTTATATTCTGGCCAATCTAAAGATTCACATCTAAATTTAATCTTACCTCTAGCAAAATGTAAAGTTTTAGCAGCTTCTGTAATTGAGTTAAAATAAATATTATTTATTATTAAACACGGCATGTTATTTCTTTTGTTTAAATTTTATTATAGTAGTACTAAATTCTATACCAAATATATTACCTTGTGGTTGCCAAGTAGCACCAAAAGAACCTTTAGGATATATGTAATCTAATTTTAATGCTAATTTATTAAATGCATTTAATTTTGTACTATCGTTAGTAAGCTTATATACTGGCATACTTAAACCTAATTGAATATACTTATGATAAGTAATTGAATTATCTGTATAATTATTAGTTAAAGTCTGTGGCCTAAGTATGTTATATTTGAAATCATATGACAATGGTTGATTACGACTTATGACAGTACGCAACTTCCAACTTAGATTACTATCTTGTTCTTCCCAAGTATAACCATATGTACTAAAGTAATCTTTTAATATTGCTGCAGTATCAACATTAGCTGGTATAATTACTGGTTTGTCTTTATATATCGTATCTCTAATAACCCACGGCTTATAATGATTGACAGAATACCATTGAGTATCTACTACGTATTCTGTATGTGTTATTGTTACTGGAGGTTTATGAGATTGCCAACCTGCATAAAACCCACTACCAAGCAATGCTAATACAATTAACCCACCTACTATTACTTGCTGCCAAAACTTACTCATTTTTTATAATTTCCTTTACAGTACCAGTGCTAGGGTCAGTACTAGTTGTTGTTGTTTTAACCATTTTATATTCACCAGTAGGTCTAATACTTTCTCCTATTACCCATGTAAGGAATGGAATTTCTATAGCAGCTAATCCTCCGCCTAATTCTAATAGATTGGTTTTAAGAAGCATACCTATATTAAATACAATTACATTTACAAATAGTACAAGTAAAGTAATTTTCATTCTACGTTGTGTTTCTGGAAGTATGCTATTTATGTCAAACTTCAAGAAATTCATAAATATACTCATTATATTATAGTTAACTGAAATTTATCTGGAAGTACTGTAAGTAACTTCTTCATAGCTATGCTACTATCTGCAACATCTATACTACCATCATTATTTATATCTACAAATCTCATACCTGGTAGTATGCAACCTTCTGTATCTATATGATTACCTGTTACATAATTACCTATATGTATTTCTATAGCTGTACGATTAGGTACGTCTTTTAATAAAAAGATCATACCCTTTCCCTTTGTTGGAGATATAGTCTTTATTACATCATATGTACCTTCAGGTATACAGGAAGTATTTTGATTGTTATCCTTCCATGGTAATTCTATTGTGTTACAATTAAATACAGAAATATCTCCACTGAATACATAAAGACATCCTGTTGTTTCTAATTGACTATAATTTCTACTTATAACTACTTTCATGTTATTCAAAAAATTTTATAATAAGAGCTACTATACCAGTTAGAAATCCACCAGCACCAATTACATATGCCCAAATAACTGCTGCACTTTGTTTTATATTTTCAAGTTTGTCTATTCTTTTACTAAGCTGTTCTAGCTTTTCTATTAAAGCCATGTGAGCTACCTCATATTCCATTCGTGGAATTAAAGTACGCTGTTGATCAGTTAATGTTCCTCTAAATTCATTTACACTTTCAAATCTCTTATCACTAGCTACTTCAGCTTTAGTAACAGCTCTATCTAAAGAGATAAATTTTTCATATACTTGTTTTTCTCTTTCTTCTAGAATTGTTTCTAAATATTCCTTTAATGATAGTATAGTCCAAACTTGGTCCATTATAATTCAATTATATAAAAGGTTCCACATATATTATTTATGTGTTGCATCACATCCCTAATCTCTTCTATAGTAAAAAAATTATAAGACGAAGGGTTGATCCCATCATCTATGTTAGTTGAGTATTGTAAAAAATAATCGTATATACAATCTAAGTAAGCAGATAATAACATTAGTTTCATTATATCACATTTCATACCAGACTTACCTAGCCTTTGTTTTCTAGATATTAAGTCACCATATTCTGTAACTGCTGTACGAATATTAGTTATAAAAGTATCTACCTCTGATTGTGTTGCTGCCATTTTATTTATTTTTACTTTTTGGTGAGGACTACGTGGATGTCGTTAATAACATTCATGTAATGGAGTATTGCAAAGTTTCTTGCTTCCTCTGATTTGTTAGCCCATAATACATTCATGTCATAACCATAAGTATAATCAAAATCACAAGTTATAGGATAATGATCTAACTTATTAGTTTCTCTCCACTGTTTATTATAATACAAAAATGTAGCTTCACTTATTGCTCTAAGATGAGTTGGATCTTGCCAACATCTAATAGAGTTATAATAAGGGGCTACAATCTTAAACTTACCACCTGGTTTAAGTATGCGATATACTTCATTCATAAATTTCATTAAGTCAGGAGTATGTTCTACATAATGACTGCATACTATATCTTCTGCACTATCTGATTCTATAGGCCATGGGAATATTGTTAAATCTACCACGCCATCTACATTTTCTCCAGGGAATATATCTACCCCAAAATAACCTTCTTGTTTATTCTGTCCACAGGCCAAATCTAAACGTAATTCGTTTATCATTTTAACTGGACTCGGTTCTACTGTTCCTTTTTTCATATTTTATATGTGTTTCCAACCTGTACGATTTACTATTCTCTTTATTGTACTTTTGCTTACTCCATACATTAAAGAAACTAGCCTGGTTGATTTAATATTAAGATAAATTTTTCTTATTTCTAATACTTGTTCTTCAGTTAATTTAGCTGAAGCATTTTTTACACCTCTTGCAGATCTTCCTTTATTAGCTTTATCTTTATGATTATCTGCTTCTGTTCCTAAAAATAAATGATCTGGATTTACACATCTTTTAACATCACATTTGTGAAGTACATGCTTATCATTTAAAAAGATAGTAGGATTAAATATTTTCCATGATGCTCTATGAGCTAATCTATTTTGTCCATAAATCCAAAAAATACCATATCCTGTGATATCAATATGACCTTTCCATAACCAACATCCAAAATCATCTTTAATAATTTTAGAAATAAATCTTTCTTCATTAGTCATAGCTACCATACTGTATCAGGTTGACCAGCAGTACCATAATAATCGTAATGGCCTACTTTAACTCTGCAATCGCAAGCAAACCTATAACCGGCCTTCGCAGCGTTTTCGTAAAAATAGAGATCCTGCGTATAGGCCTTAGCCCCAACCCCTGGTATAACTTCTTGTACTGTTTTAAACCATGGTTTTGGAATATCAGGATCTTTAAACATCTCCATTTTAAATAGGTTAAATCCCATGCCTAACCCATTACATTCCATTACTTCCCCAGTTCTTGGTATTTGTGGAATAAAATTTTTAGGTTGAACGCTTGGTGATCCGTAACACATTGGTTGACCACCCTCCCCCTTAGTCCAATATAATCCTTGTACTACATCATACTTATCCATACTTTCGTATAGTTTAAGTAATCCATCTGCTGGAGGCATATTATCTTCTTCAACTGTTAATATATATTTATAAGTAGAAAGTTCTGGATTAGCAAGTATACTTTCAATTATACTATTGTATGCTTGTCCTACTTCCATACCTATAGCAAATATAGGTCCTACTACTTTCTGATTCATAGGTCTCATTAAGCCCATCCAACTCTGCACAACTTTTGCAGGTATCAATCCTCTTGTAGGACATATTATAATAGTGGATAGGTCTTTGTAACTTTTACTTTTTTCTAGTCTATCTGCTGATGCATCCAAATCTTTATTATGAAAGCCTGACGGATCGACTGTTGCTATTTGTGGATTCATATAATGTTTTACTTTTATATACGAAAAAAGTCGTATAAAGTTGCAATTTGTTATATTTTATGTATAATAAAGTTTATAAAATTATTTTTACTGTAATATTAGTGACTGCCCAATTACATACACCACTACCATGAACATATACATTTGTATCTCCACCTCTATACACAAATAATCTAGTAATTGTACCATTCGCTTGTATTTCTGTCATTCCGAAACTTGCCCCAAAATAAACTATACCTGTACCTGATACATAATCAATAACATCATAACTAATTGAATACGTTCTACCGATTATCATCTTACCTAAACAACTATTATTAGAGCAAGAAATATTATTACCTGTATTTACTAATTTATTACTTGGATGAACTATTGAAAATCCTTCATCAAATATAGCCCATTCTGAATTATCCAAGAAATCACCATTTATTAATTCTTCTGCTCCTAAACTATAAGTTCCTAATATTTCTTTTACAGAGAAACTTAATATACATCCATCAAAAATACTACTGTCAAGCCATAATGATCCTAGAGGATCGTCTGCTATGAAATCAAATTCATACACACCACTTGCACTCATAGTAAAGTCATGATTCCCTGTCCCATCCCATATCTCAACCCATCCAGATATCCAGTCTAATTCTATTACAACTCTATATCTATTACCAGGAATTAGCAAACCCATTTTCTCCAATGGGTATGAATATCCAGGATTACTACATAATTTAACACCATCCCCTGTAAAACCAGTTCCACCAGAATTATCCCACCATCCTGTAGGCTCATGCAAACTTACTGCACACCAGCCAACCTGATCAATTAATTCAGGTCCCAAAGCAGGAGGTATAGCTGTGTTATCACAAAACCATTTATGTACTTTTGCTTTAATAACTTCTAACCAAGTTGAACCAGGTATATCTAATGTTGTAAATTGAACATTACTACTATATGCTGTACCTATTGAGTTTGTTGCATATGCTCGTATGTAGTACGTAGTATTTGCTGCTAGTCCGCTTATATTGCTAATAAAATTACTAACCCCACTACCATCAGTAGTATAACTATTAGCTATAGTAGGATTAGTAGAAGTTCCCCAACATACCCCTTTGACACTTATAGCTGAGCCGTTATCGCTAAGTGTATTACCACCACTTAAGGCGGTTGTAGAGGTTATTGAAGAAACGGCATTTATGAAAAGCGTTGGTATAGCTGCGCCTGTTGTAAAACTAACTTGATTACCATAGCCTGTACCTGCACTGTTTGTAGCATATGCACGAACATAGTAAAGAGTATCAAACGTAAGTCCAGTAATAGAACTGACCCAACTAAGAGTAGTACCGTCAGTTGTTTTTGAACCTGCGATTGTAGGACTACTGGTTGTAGACCAACAAACACCTGTTGCTGTAACAGACGCTCCGTTTATATTTGTAACACCACCACCACTAGTAGCTGTAGATTGAGCTATGTTAGTAATTGCTGTAGTCGTAACTGTAGGTGCTGATGCAGACAATGTCGTAAATTGAACTTCATTACCATATACTGTACCAGCACTATTAATTGCAAATGCTCTAACATAATATATAGTAGAAGGATTAGCTCCACTAAGTCCTATAGTAAATGCACCAGAACCTGTTGTATTACCACCAACGTTGTCAGACAAAGTAGGTACAGTATGAGATGCCCAGCATATACCTTTAATAGCATTACTGTCTCCACCATTATTTGTCATGTTACCATTTGCTGTAGCTGATACATATGATATAGCTGTAACTGCTTGTGTAGTAACTGTAGGTAAAACTACAGGAGTAGTTGTAACAAACTGTATGTCAGCTCCATAGGAAGTACCAACACTATTAGTACCATATGCTCTAACGTGATATATGGTACCAGGAGATAATCCAGATATAGTATTACTAAAAGTTCCTGTTCCTGTTCCGTTATTTATAAATGAATTACTTAATGTAGGATTAATGTTTATTCCCCAACAAAATCCTCTTGCAGTGATCGTAGCGCCACCATCAGAGGTTATGTTCCCATTTACTACAGCACTTGTTGAGCCAATAGAAGGCACTGAAGAAGTAATAACAGTAGGTAGTACAGGATTGCTTCCACCAAATTCATATGCACCTAAATCAGGTGCTGCTCCATTATATGGTAGTCCTACATTAACTCCGACATTAATCATATCGGAACCTGCTGCAAGTTTTAGAAAATTAAGACTAGGTAAACTACCATCTGATAATCTAGGTCCATCAACCCCTGTTGAATTTATGCTTAAGAAATCTGCAGATGTAACTTTTGTATTATGCCCATTACTTTCCCATGAATTATGATCAACAGTTCCAGAAGTTGCTACTTCTAATCCAGAAGTATTTTGAGTATCCCAAACTATATTGTTACGTACTATATGAGCTCTTCCATCACCAACATTTAAACCAAATTGATATTCATTTCCAACATTGTTATGATAAGAAGTATTGTTATAAAGCCATATAATACATTTAGAATCATTATAATCTATACCACCTAATCTATTTTGAAATGATAGACAATTAGTTAAAGTCCTTAAATGAATAGTACTATAATCAGTTGTTGATCCAAGTTTGAAACCTTCTCCATCATTTGCTTGCATTGGACTATTAACATCATCAATATAAACTCCGTCTTTAAAACCATTCCAAAACGACCAGCAGTTATCTATTAAAATAAGTCCGTTACCATTAAATAAATCTATTCCATCATCTGAATTTGACCAGAACCTACACCCTCTAAATGTATTGGTTGTACCATAATCAGTATGAGCATTTGCACCATCAGCATTGCCATATGAATCGGCTGAGTTCGGATCCTTGTTATGATGAAAATCACAATTAAGCATTATATTATTATCTGATTGCCAATTAATATCAAAGCCAATAGTTCCATAACTAAACACCATTCTTTCGAATATATTGTTATTAGCCATTTCAACTATCATATTATTATATAGACCACCGTCTGGTTGAGGAAATCCTGTAACTGTTATTCCATCCCAATGAAAGTAATTACCCCTAAAGTTAATAGCACATTGATATCCCATGTAGTTGAAGCTACCTACTGTCTTAGTTATGATTGGAACTTCTCCAGGATAAGCAAAAACATTTATTGGATTAATGCTAGTTCCATTTTTACCGGCAAGTATTTGAGTAGAAGCGTAATTGTAAGTACCACCTCTCAAGTATAAAGTAGCCCCAGCAACCAATGATGGCCACGCTTTATTGATAGTAAACCAGGGGGATCCTATAGTACCATTACCTGTTGTATCACTACCATTAGGAGCTATGTAATATGATGTTCCTGTACCACCTGTTGTTGTAAAAGGTACATCAGTACCGTAAGATGTTCCTACTGAATTAGTAGCATAAGCTCTTACATGGTATGTAGTATTTAACGTTAACCCTGTAAGGTTACTAATAAAACTACCTGTACCAGTACCATTAGATGTAGTACTGTTTGCAGTTGTTGGATTTGCACTAGTTGACCAACATACACCACGAGCTGTTACTGAAGCTCCACCGTCTGAAGTTACATTACCACCACTAGTAGCAGTTGTATTAGTGATAGACGATATAGCAGTAGTGGTTACTATTGGAGCAAACGCACTACCAGCATATACTCTAGCACCAACCTGCCATGTACCATTCTGAGTTGTTAATGCAGGATCGTTACCTAATGACCATACGGCAGAAGTAGATAACCCGTTTTGCCATGTTGCACCTAAGTCAGTACCATAATTAAGTCTGGCTGTAGGAACAAAATTAGTGAAGTCAATAAAATTAGGATTTGCTACAACAGAATGTGTATCATACCCTAATGCTTGCCATTGAGCAAAATTGTATTCAGTACCTCCAACTCTAAACTGTGGACCATTGCCTGTATCCACACACCAAAAAACATTATAATCACTTTGAAAATCAGAAAGAGTAGCAGAGTTATCTATGTCGATCATGAACTGCCATCTATGCTGACTATAGAATATGTTATTCTTTATCCTAATACCAGTAGGTGAGACATTATTTGTGGAAGGGTTTCCGCCTATCCAAATATGCCTACCTTGTAAATAACTTTGATCTGTAACAAATGTGTTATTATAATAGCATACCCCATTCATTCCTTTGGAGTTAGCAGACATTTTGCAGTTCTTAACTATGTTATATGCAATACCACCAGAGGTGTATGTCATATTACCAGTAGTAACACTTCCAGACTTAGGTAATATACCGTAAGGAGTTTTATCTAAATAGTTATAGCGTATATTAAAGTTTTTAGCATAACCAATAAACAGACCATGTGTTATGAATCCTCCAGCCATATCCCCATTCCAAGTAATTTTATTACCTGAAATAGTTGAACCATCTAATTTATTATCATAACTAGCATCAGGTCCTTCTCCTCCTGCATTGAGTATATGTCCTGCTGTATTTACAGCGGTGATGATGTTATTTTTATAAGTAAGATCAGTTACTGTAGTTGTCATAACATCTACAATAGCATTTACTGTACCAGTCTGTGAATCAATTATATTATCTCTACCGTTAATTAAAAGAGCTGCCATATATTATATATTAAAAAGGATGAGTTAAACCTGTACCACTATTATAAAGCTGTGATACTTCTGAATCTGATAATGCTCTATTCCATACACCAACTTCGTCAATGCTGCCATTCCAATATAATCCTGCCCGTCTTCTTCCAATCTCAAATCGTTCCCCAGCATCATTTACATAAGTAAACGAAGCTAATGCACTACCAGTAGTTTTAGCATTATTAACATAACATATCACATCTGTTCCATTCCATACACCTACTACATGAACCCATGCATTTGAATTAATAGTAGTACCAGAAGTAACGTAAGCAGACCCTCCAACTTCAAAGTCAAGATATCCTGTATCAGTCATACCAAGGCAATATCCACCACTACCACCCCAGTCACTTACAATAAATTGATAGGCTCCTGTAACAGATGTTTTTACCCAAGCTGATATTGTGAATGGTGTAGTAAATTCATAAGTAGTATCTATGCTACCTACAAAACTAGATGTACCGTTGAATGTATATGCGGTACCTAATTTACCTGCTTGATTTTGAGTTGCCCCTGAATTAACAAGGTTAGTTAAACCTTTGGCATCTACTGCATCTCCAGATGTTTCATTTAGTTTCCAGTACGATATTAAACTAGTAAGCAGAGCACTACCAGAAGCTGTAGAAAACTTTATAAATTTAGAATCAAAACTTGCACTCATAATTAACTATGTATAAATATTGTTGTTGATACTCCATTAACAGAAGAACTAAAAGTAAAACCATTAGAATCAGCAAAGTAAATACTACCTACTGGATAAGATGCTGAAGCTGTCAGTGTAGCTCCAGTCAAGCCAAGTGTAACATTGTTAGAGTTAGATAATCGTAATTGTCCATTAGCTATTCCATTAGTTCCATCAAATATGGATATGCCTTGTGTTTGATAATTAGGACGTAATATACTTATACCTGCTGTATTTAATGTTATTGCAAGACTAGACCCTGTTACAGAACTTATTGTAACTCCGGTACCTACCGCTCCTCCACCTGCTACGGTTGCTGTAACAACAGTTATGTTGCTTATAGAACCAGTTGAAGTACCCCACGTTACACCGCCACCATCTACAAATGATACTGTATTGGAAGGAAGTGTTTGGGTAGTAAGATAATTAGGTACCCATAATTTAAGACCATCTGTAGATACTGAAGCAGATACATTCTGACCTGCTATGGTATTAGATGTAAAACCAGTACCAGCATATCTACGACCATCAAATGATAACCCATTTGAATTAAATGTTATGTCAGCTGCAGTAGTAGCCAATTGTGTTCCTACTCCTGTTCCCTGTGTATATGTAGTTATAAACTTACCGTAATGTATTGTATTTGTAACACCAGTAGATACCTGTATATCTGAACCTGTCTTAGTTGCAGTAGCCCAGTTATTAGCAACTGTTCCACCACCACCAAGTATTGTTATGTTACTACCTGCTTGAGATAATGTTATGTTGCTACCTGCTATTAATTGTACAGTACCTGAGTTTAAAGTCTGCATAGTGCCTGTGGTGTTACCACCGAAAGCCAAACCCATACCTGCTCCGCCACCTGTACCACCACCAGCCGTCATCATTATACTAGTAGATCCACCACTCACCGATGATGCCCATGTAACATTAGATCCACCACCGAAGTATACACTACCTGCTTCAGAAGTATTTATAAAATTAGTAGGATCATTACCAGTTAAAGATAATGTAATACCAGTTGCATCATTACCTGCTGCTCCAGTTAGATTCTGCAAATAAACCATTAGTGCAGGTGCACTCTGAACTGCTGTTGTTAAATATTTTGGTATAGCTAGATTTAAACCTAAACTATTTTGAGTAGCTTTAATATCAGTACCCACAGTGCTTTGAGAACTAAATCCGCTTCCAGCTAAATTGCTACTTTGAGATACATTAATAAAACTACTAGATGGATAGTTAGTTATAGAAAGTCCTAATCCATTAGTACCGCTAGTAGCATTACCTCCTGGAAAATGGGATAAATTTAATACTACTCCACCATGAGTATGATCAGACTGAGCAGCTGTAGTAAGATAATTACCTACACTAAGTCTAACATACTGACTATTACTAGATACATAAGAACCTATTGTTATGTTGTTTTGAGCTGACCATATTACAGATCCAGATGTATATGTTGTATTTGAAGCAGCAATCCCACTAATGCCTGTCTGTGCTCCACCTATATTAGCTCCAGATATAGTAATTGCATTACCAACCTGAGATAATGTTATATTATTACCACCAGCAATAGTAAATGTACCAGAAGATACTTGAGCTAATGTACCAGTTGTATTACCACCTACTGTTATATTATGTGAATTAGATGCTCCTGCTGAACCTATTATGGTAACAGCATTACCAACTTGAGATAACGTTATGTTATTTCCACCAGCTAATGTAAGAGTACCAGAGGAAACATTTGCTAATGTTCCAGTAGTATTCCCTGCTAATGTAAGATTGTGTACATTTTGTGTCTGAGTAGACTGTGCAAATAATGCTAGAGCTGTTACGGTTGAACCATTTAGTCCGAACTCAACGTTATTAGAATTACTAAACACTGTATTACCAGGAACAGTATAAGAACCAGTCATAGTAGCTCCATTCAATCCGAATGACATTCCATTAGCATTACCAAATTGTATAGTACCATTAGTTACACTTGAAGCTCCACTACCTGCTATTGCTGATATACCTGTTTGTGCCCCACCTATAGCTGGTATACTAGCAGTCATTACACCGTTAGTATTAAGACCAAAGCTTACCGCATTGCTATTTGCAAATTGTATAGTACCAGTATTTTGTGTATATGTACCACTACCTTGTATAACTCCACCATAAGCAGTAGTTATATACTTTGGTATACCTACACTTAATCCACTACTATTAGATGTAAATTTTATATCGGTACCAGATATACTAGCAGTGCTAATACTACCATGACTATGATCTGATAATGCACCGCCTAACCCAGTATGTGTATGATTGCTTATTGCATATATACTGCTATTAGATACAGCTATAAGTAAGCTACTATTAGAAGTATAATAAAATGATTGTGCAGCTGCAGTACCTAAAGATAAACTATTTTGTGCTGTTAATTGATACAAAGAATTATTGGCAACAGGCATAAAAACTGTACTGTTGCTATTAAGCATGTATTGTGGATGGTCGTTATCACCCAAACCATGTAAATAACCATGATCGGTTACACCACCGCCTCCACCACCATGATATGCAACTTGTCCAACATTGGTTGATACCAATTCAATTGGAGTGTACATATTAGTTATGTTCTGACTCTTTAATTTAATTGCCATTTTCTTTAGTATTTATTTCTGCTTGTAATTCTTTTAATAAGACTTGTAAGAGTTCAATAGCTCCTTCAAGTTTCTTCAATAAAGTAATATTATCTTCTATTACTTTATTTAATTCGTTGTATTTAGAAGTAAATAGTTTTAACTTACTGTCTAATAATTCTTTATATGTTTCCATGATTGTACCTTAATCTATACGTACCCAACCAGCTGGTATAGTATAACCATAAAAATGACCAACTGTACCATTGTCATAATATATAATCTGACCTGGTGCTGGAGTAGAAGGATATGAATAGAACACTGGTATTTTAAATGGATAAGTTGTAGTAGCATTAACTTCAAGTCCCCCATGTATAACTATATTACCTGAATCAGAACTTTGTTCTATTATACTACTGACTAATACTGCTGATGAACCACTTTTAAATGGTATATATCTACTAGCAACATTAGGTAATTCTAAAAGGGCAACATGAGTATAACCACTAATATCTACGCTAAATGGAGCTGAACTTCTATAAGCATATGTTTGTCCTGCATAAAAGGGATAATCTAAAGGCGCCATACCTGCCGAATAAGCTGGACCAGCACCATCTTTTCCAATATGAGTACCACTAATAGTCCATCCACCTATATCACCAGCAGTTGCAAATATAGTACCTGCAAATGTAGTAGTACTAGCGGAACTATCATAATATATACCTTTACCTGATGTAGCCCAATCACCTATTACAATATCACCTACATTAGGTCCTCCAACTAAAGCTCTAAAAGCAAATCTACCATATTGATCTACTATTTCCATACCAGTTTCAACATCTGGAAATATACGTATACGAGGTAAAGAATTAGAACTTGAATAGGTTCCTCCTAATTTAGATGTAAATTTAGTTGCACCACTTATTTCGAAGTTGTCTGCATCTATTTGTAAACCCTCTGGTGAAGAATTAATACGAGCTATTATACCACCTCCTGCTTGTCCACCTGTAAAATTAATACTATCTAATGTTATAGAACCTGTGGTTATCTTAGCACCGTCTATTGTAGTAGTACCTGGAGATGTCCAATTAGCTAAAGTTGTAACACCTTGTATTATAACTTGTCCTGCAGCTATATTTTCAATATCAGAAGCTGTTACATTTTTAGTTGTAGCACTGACAGTAGATGAATAAGCGGTACTTAAATTACCGCTTGTATCTTTAGCTTTTAACCAATAATAATAAGTAGTATTAGCTGCTAAACCATTATCCATATATACATTACCACTGAAATTTGATACTAAAGTAGATGTTGCACTATTGTTAGTTAATGATCTGTATATGTTATAAGACTCTAAATCTATATCTGTGTTATGAGTCCATCGTAATAAGACTGCTTGTATAGCTTGAGAAGCTGTCAATCCTGTTACTGTAGCTGGAGCTATTCCATCTGAAGGAGTAGTGTATATTAAATCTGTACTAAAATTTGATGCTGTACCATATCTATTAACTGAAGATATTCTAAAATTATAGGATGTGTTAGGAGAAAGTCCTTCTATTATCATATGAGTAGCTGTAGTTGATAGAGGGGTGTAATTATTAAAAGCTGATTTCTTATATTCTATAACATAATGATCTAATGTATCACTAACTATAGCATCCCATGCCAATTCTACATAAGCTAAACCATCACGTCCTGTACTTATTCCAGAACCTGATATCATCAATCCAGTAGGAGTTATATCAGAACCTGATTGTATTATATTAGGAAGTACTATATTAGCAGCTTCACTTAAATGATACCAATGACCACCACTACCACCTTCTTTGCCAGTAGTATCATTATGTGCTATTGTAGGTGTTACTTCCCCAGTACTTTCAAATACTTGTGCATCTACATACCCTTTAGTAGCTAATTCTGTAGAAGCTATAGGTGTTTCTTGATTAACATACACTCTTTCAGCATCTAAAGTATTAGTACCTAAGTCTACATTACCGGAAGCACCCGTATAAGGAACCCTACCCGATAAGTCTTGATCACCTGTATTATTACCTATTATTATACTTGCTATGTCTGTAGTACCGTTACTACCATCAGTAGTTAATATATTAGATCTATCAACTATTTGATTTTCTTGTATAGAAATACCATCAGATCTATTCCAAGAATTGAATATAGGATCTGTTTCTGCCTGTATACCATCAGGAACAATACCTTCAAATATTGGTGGTAATGCAAGTACTATTGGACCTTCGTCAAAACTACCATGTATAACTACTGCCATAATTTAATAATCTTTCCAAGACATATAATTGACTAAGTAACTCTTCTGTTTTTGCTAAATACCCACCTGCACGCATACTATTTAAATAGGCGTATGCAAATACAGTATCTAATATTTCTTTAGATTTGCATTCTTCACAATCATATAAAGTAGGTATTTTACGCATTGCATCATATACACCATTACGTACATTACCCTCTATCAATACAAATTCATCTAGAGTTGAAACAGTAAGTAAATCACCATTATTAAGTATGTATTTAAATTCATATATACCATCTGGTAAAATATCTGCAGCAGTACCTAAAGGAATACCTAAAATTTTTAAAATTGAAGCATCTATTTGAAATATAAGTTCTTCTTGTGTAGTTGAAGGACCTATAGAATTAGATAATACTAAATTTATGTTATCATAATCTACAGTAACATTATCAGAAGTAGTTATAGATACTTGTAATTCAAGAGTATTTATCTCATTACCTGGTGTAGGTGACCAACCAGTACTTATATCAGTAAGTGTTATTAATTTATTGTCATTACGTTCTAC